GTGATTTGGAACTCGCTTACTATTCGTTTATTGTCTATGTTGCCGTTGAACTTTGGACTTTGTCCGATATTCAATACAGCTTCATAGGTAAATAATGATAATAATTTATTCCATATGGGATTCCAGTAACAGGAACCCTGTGTGTCCAATTTTATTAGATTTGTGCACTGTAACAAGCGCACAAACCTAAACTGGTTATAGATATGCCTTTTATTTATAACTTTGTTACCTCAAAAAGGCTTGTGATAAATCACACGTTTTTGCCCGCCCGTTTAATTTTCTTCTGGATTCAATTTGATTTGGTTAGGTCGACACTGTCAGAAATGATACAAGACTATTCGATTGTTAACAATTTCGGTTATCACTAGGATTGATGCTACGCTCTGCAAAGGTGCCCGAAAGGCTTCCCGCGTAATCGCAAGGTTACTCCTAGATACTGTCTTTGTTCTCATGGAAAATAGATGATCTGACATTCGATAACAGGCTCGATTAATCTGAAACGCTTGTAAACTTTAATGGGTCAGGTTTGCGTAGTTAGCTCTCGCAGCTAATGAAACTTATTTGACTAACACAAGAGATTAATCGTACCCTCCCTTTGTTTTATGAGACCGGGAATAGTGGATATCCCTCAAGTTTGGCCGTCATACGTCGACTACATCCACGTTTTACTAATTCAAAATTCATTTCTTAAATCAATTCAACCTCCCCTCAATAGTATACCGTGATCTCACCAGAAATGGTGACGCTAAGTTTTCAATGTTTTTGGACCTGGATCGTCAAGTTTTGTTCAAGGTTTCTGATAAATATGTTTCTGTTTGGTTAACACTAGGCAGGAAAAAACATTTTTGTAGGAAACTTAGAGCAGAAAATAATGTTTGGTGTTTTGGCTCTAAGCCGTTTAGATCATATCAACGCGGCTTCTCTTCTGAATTTAAACCTTTTTTAGATATCTTTTCTATTATTCGTAGTTTTTGTTCTTCTCTTTCCACAGTCTTCATTCATTTGAAGGCTATTCTTAATCCTCGTAATCATTCTATTGTAGCTTCTTTGTTAATTGATATAACGACACTTTTGGTTGAGTTGAAGGATCCATTCAATTGGACTCCCTTCAATTTGGTCAAATTTGTTGCTCGTGTTTTTTCTTTAGTATTGCGTCTAACTTCTTATTCTCGTTTTGTTAGTGAATCTCTCTTCGACGTTTCTTCCTTTGATGCCCTGTGTGTCGCTTTAGCAATATTCGACATACCTGAGTTTATTTTGAAGAAGGTTAAGTTGTTGAGTATTTTTACCACCAAGAAAATTTTTGATAATTCTAATATTTTTATTACTTGTTTTGAAACTATTATTTCTTTTATAACTGATTTGTTTGAATATTATTTTCCTAATGATTTGTATGTTCTTCCTCTTTTGCAATATCCAAAGAATTTTTTGTGCGGATATCGTTACCTGAAAACTCTCGAGAAATTGTACATGAAATATGTGCAAAATCCCCAGGTGATGTTTGACCGCCTTTTCCGTGACGAGGTTAACGCCTTAGGAGCGGAAATGAAAACTTCTCGTTATTTTTTGGACTCAGTTCTTTCTCCACATAGCAAATCTCTCAATTCCATGTATAATACTTTCACCTCTGTTATTTTAAAGCAGGCGAGCACTTTCGACACATCATCTAGGGTAGAACCCATTTGTATCGTGTTGGAAGGGCCCGCAGGCTGCGGAAAATCAACTTTAATGAATTCTTTAGTTTCTTTCCTTTCCTCTCAAAACCTTTCTGTATATACTCATTCTTGTGTTCCAGCCAATATTGGCAAAGATTTCTATGATGACTATCTTAATCAGGATGTCTTTGTCATGGATGACGTAGGTCAACAGAGTGTTTCTCAGTGGAGACAGATAATCAATTTTGTCTCCCCTGTTAAGCACCCTTTGGAATGCGCTGCCGCTGAACTCAAGAATACTAAGTTTTTTTCTTCTAAAGTTATTATTGTTACTACAAATCATTTTTCAGATCTTCATGGATTTACTAAGGATGATGCCATAGCGGAGCCTCAAGCTCTGTTTAGGCGTTGTCATGTTATTAATTTCAATGAAGTGAAGAAGGGGCCGCAAGGCCCTACAGGATCTGTTTTTTACTCAAAGTTTAGTCATGTTACCGAAAGGTGGCATAAAAAAGAATTTCCTCCAGAGCTAGGATCTCTATCTCTTCCGTGTAGCTCTCCAATTGAAAAACGAAATGAGACTGTTGCGTGGGTTGTGTCGCTTATTGCTTTGCTCCGTAAAAAGAGTAAGGCGAATAGTGATACGATGAACGCTGATCAGTCTCAAGAAATCAAGGATCTCATTAATGCTCAAAACCCTTTTCTTTTGCATGATTTAGAAAATGCCTTTTCTTCTGAATCAGATTTTTTAACTTTGTCTATGCTAGGCGACTTTTCTCAAGCCTGGTTAGACTATTTTTATTCTACTTGTAAAATGTTTTTAGATAGACTGACTGAAACAGTGAGTGAATTGCTCTCGTTTAGTAAGCAGTCTAACGATACTGAATCCAAAAGCTGGTTCAGTAAAAAAGAGCCAGATGTTTTGGATAAAAATCTTTCAGTTTTTTGTGTAGCTTCTTTAGGTATTTTATTAGTTTCTATTTGTTATTTTAGTTTTTTTAAATCTCATGTTCCTGAGGAGGGAGAATTGGAGTTTAAACAAAGTGTTATTAAAGAGTGGCGTGAAGCCATGAAATCTAGCACTAATACTCTTAATTCTTCTCCTCTTTTCTATTCTCAGACTCTTTCAACTCGCGTTGTTGCGATTCAGGATCGTATGCGCTTAGTTGAACTGCAAGATGATGATGGAAATTTTAATATGTTTCAAGGTTTAGTTAGTGGTCGTTTTATTCTAACTCAATACCATGCTTACAAATCTCAGAAGGGAGTCGTGAACGTTTTCAAGACGTGGAACGATTCCCTTAATCGTAAGTATGAGCTTAATGGTTGCCCTTTTAGTGTCTGTTATGAAAATGCGGATATTGATTTGGCGATTATACGGCTTGAGGGTTCTTTACCTCAGTATAAAAATTCTGTAAATCTTTTAATTGGTGATCTTTCTCGTAAATTTAGTAAAAATCTCTCTTTTGTTAATTGCGAAGCTATAGTGGACTTAACAGGTTCATTTAAGCTAAGTGATTCTTCATACACTATCTCAAATCTCAAAAAGAATATCATCATACAACCAGGACAAACCATTCAGTATGGTATCTCGTCCAGCGGTTTGTGTGGCAGTCTTATCATAGACAATGACTATGGTTTGGTTGGTATGCATATAGCTGGAAATGGTTCTCTTGGTTGTGCTATGCTTTATTCCCGGAAAATTTTGGAAGAAATTTCAGAAATACTGGGGAAGGAATCAGCACAGTATGATGTTCATCCCGTTAAAATTCAATCTCAATTCTCAGGGGCCCGTTATTACGCCGATGAAGGTATAATAGCTCCCCCAAAAAAGTCACATTTGGTTCCAACTTGTCTGTTTGAGGAATTAACCCCTCACGCTAGCAAGGAAGGTCTCAAGTGTCCCCCCAACCTCTCAGTTTTTGGTCATAAAACATTGGAAACTCTCGCTTTGAAATCTTATAAGCCCGTGCCCCTTTTGCCAAATGATGAAATAGAATTCGGAAAGAAGTGTTTGCGAACTTTTATGACAACCTTTCATGATATTAGTGACAAGGAAGTTATAAGAGGGAATGAACATATCAATTCGTTGAATATGGATTCGGTAAATGGAGTTGGGTATGAAAAAGACAAAAATTTGTATATCAACAGTGAAGAAGGAGTCTGTACAGATCTCTTTAGGGAGAGGCTCGATGATTTCGTACGTCGTTGTAATAACGATGACTTATGTATCAAAGATCTTCTCTTTTATGAGACTCTTAAGGATGAGTTAAGACCTGTTGAGAAAGCAAACAAGCCCCGATGTTTTAGAATTGGACCTCTGCACCATGTTTTTTTTGTTGAAGAAGTGTTTAGGAAATCTCATGGCCCACATAAAGGAAAATATGTGGGAGAATGGTGTGGCGATAGGTATGAATCCCTATCGTGACTGGCAGAAGCTGTACGACACTATGGCCTCCGTCCCGAATCATTTTGACGGTGACGTCGGAAATTGGGACGGTGGTTGTAATCCTCAGATACAGACTGCCATTAATGAAGTTGTTTTAGAATTTTATCAAGGATCTCATAGTAAAGTTCTCAAGGTTTTGTTGGAATCCGTGGTTCGCACTTATGTGCTGACTAAGGATAAAGTTTTCTTGACTACTCATTCAATGCCTTCAGGGTGTTGGGTGACTGCTTTATTTAATTCTTTTATTAATCGTTTTATTACGGCAATGATAATTTTCCGTGAGATGAAGAAAGCCGGCAAAACGGCTTGCGTCAATGATTTTAGAAGTTGCTTAGACTTTGTTCTGGGTGATGATAAAATCTGCGGTGCTCCAGATTCTCATGCTAAATATTTCAATGCTTTTTCTGTTCGTGATTATTTTAATTCTTTAGGTATGGAGTATACGGAGGCTGACAAAACTCCTATACGTGCGAAATTCAAACCTTTGCACGAGTGCGGTTTCCTGAAAAGGGGATTTCGCCTCCATAAGCTTATGGGCAAAATAGTGGGCCCTTTGTCAAAAGCCACTATATTTAATACTCTGCGTTATTATGATAGTAAGAAGGATTACGAAATGGTTATGAGCGGTAAGCTTATAGCCTTTCAGTACGAAATGTTTCTTCATGAAGAGAGCGTTAGAGAAGTTTTGGATTTAGCAGCCTCAAAGGGCCTATATTTCCTTGAATTCCCTCCTGCTCGAATTATGGAGAGTATGTTGAATGATAAAGATCTTTATCTTACTCTTATGAAAATGCAAGGTAAATTTTATAATTATTAGTTTATTTATTTATTTAATTTATTTATTTTGTTTATTTATTTGCTTTATTTATTTGTTTTATTTATTTTACTTTACTTGCTTCGGCGGTTGGTTACCTATAACCCAAATTTATTTAATCAAGTTTTAAGGGCTTTGTCTCCAAGCCCGCTAAGTATTTATTTTTGTACCTTTTCGGAGACTATGAACTGGTTAATGCTAACAGTTCTGTAAATCATAGCATTACACAATTTTTAATCGACAAATCTTTTAATCAGAAAATAGAGTACGACCAAGAGGAGACTTCGCAACAGGTTTCTACAGCGGTGGCTTCCGTCAGCACGCGTGAGATTGTTTCTGTCAATCCCGTGTTCGATGTTTATCCACCAATAGAAATAGACGAGCGTTATCGTATAGATGCTAAGCCTTTTATTAATCGACCCTTTTTTCTTCAATCAGTCCAATGGACACAGTTTATTCCTCGTTATTCCATTCTTCCCTTAACATATTATCAGTTGCCAGCAGATATTATAAATTCCAACGTTTCTTTGCAAAATGGTGTGAAGATGGGTGCTTATTATCGCAGTGATCTGTCTCTCAATATATCGGTTGCGGGTACAATAACTCACGCGGGTATTATACTCGTTGGTGTTATACCGCCCTTGGCCGGTCCTTTGGATTCGTCTCTGCTTTATCCTACTCTCGTCAACACACTTCTTTCAGGACCTCATGCTTTTATAGCAGCTAATGAAGCTACTTCAATCAAGCTTCATGTTCCTTGGTATTGTAATACGGATTTGGCCACTTTGGACGTTTCTATGACAGGTACGGCTTCGACTAGCGTCGATATAACCGTAAAGAATGGAAATTATGCCACATTGGTCATGTTAGTACTTAATCCCTTGGCGCCCAGTGATGGGTCCTCTACATCGTTGGAAATTATAGTTGAAGCCATTTTTAATTCTTTAGATATTCTGGTTCCATCTCCTAGGTATGTGGACTATCTTATGGCTCCTCCTACTTCGGAAGGAAAGTTGAAGTCGGCGGCTAATACCGCCTCGGGCATTATGTCAGGTGCTGTTTCCGATGTTATTGGAGACGGTATAGATATGATGCGCAAGTCTTTACTATCGTTTGTGGGACTTCATAATCCCAATAATGCTACAATGAATACTAAGAATGTTGTTACAAATCGCACTTATGCAAATGCGGTGGATACTGAACAGTTTTTCGAGAAGTTGGACCCCAGCTCTACGGTGGACCGTGTGATAGACAGACCAGTTTTTCACACCGACATCGACGAGATGAGTGTTCAAAGTATTGTGGGTAAACCGCAGTACGTAGGAAGATTTACAGTTACTACTTCAAATGCTACTGGAGCTTTACTCTGGTGTAGGCCAATTTCTCCACAACATGGAGGATTCACTACCCCGGAGTATTCTTTTGCAAACAACATTGAATTGTTACATTTTCTCTCTAGAGCGTGGCGAGGAGATATAAAGATTCATATTCAGAGTTCTATGAACAACAAACAACAAGTGAAACTAAGACTTTTACAGCTTTACAACCCAAGTACGGAGATAGCCACTGGTTATCCTTCATACCGATCGATTTTGAACGCCCCTTCGCATTTGATGGAATTTACAGCTGGAAATCAATTTCAGACAGTTGTGCTTCCGTATTTGTCCCGTAACTCGCTTATGCCTTGTTCTCGTGATCTCAATACTGAAGCGTTGCTGCATGGTGAATATTATATTTATCTAGCTCAAGCTCTAGCAAATTCTGGTGGCTCACCCACTTCTGTGGAATTTAATGTTTATTATAGTTTAGAACCAAATTTTTCTTTTTATGGATATTCTACTGAATTGGCAGCTTTGTTAACCCCTTTTACCACTCCTATCGAGGATGGTTTTGTTTCGGAAACTTTGGATGTCATGAATGAACCTCAAGATCAAACGCAAATAACTGAAAATGTACAAGTTGAACAACCAGAAATGGTTAATTCGGAGAGACTTATTCCTTTGAAGTCTGTTAGAGATTATATACGAAGAATGTACAAGGCCGATACTTTTTCCGTCAATGTTGTGGGGGGTCAGGCTTATCTTGCTATCCCCCTTAATACATACGTGGAGTCTTTGGTCTCAGGAAGTTCTTTGAGTAATCCTATGTCAATAATATCAGCAATGTACTATGGGAAGAGTTGTGGATTTAAGTGCAAGCTTAAGCTTTCTCAGGCAGTTAATGCGGTGGTTTCTTACGTTCCCCAAAATGTTTTCGTGGACAGTACGACTTCAACGTTGAAGTTGTCCCCGATAAATTTGGCTAACGTTGACCCATCGTTGACGCTTAATGAGTATGGCGCATCCTCAAATTTCCCTACTCCCTTCCAGGAGTTTCCAGTCTACAACCAGATAAGAATTCCCGGGTCCACCAACCCGAGCGTGTATGAGTTTGTTGTTCCGAACACTAGTTATTTTAAGTTTATGGGAGGTCCAAACAAGTTAAGTGGTTTACCATCTACTCTAGCAACGGAAGATTTTGGAACTATATTGGTTAATATCAATACCGGTTCTTCCACAGATAGTTTTATGCTGGATGCCACACTTTACCTCGCAATGACGGACGAATCTAGGATCGGATTTCAGACAATTGCACCTTACGTTGTCCCAGCTCAACAGACTGAGGGACTCGAGAACATCTTGTTAACATTGTATTCTGGCGACTTTACTGGAGGGGCTGCATCGCAACCCTCAGGTACAGTTAATCCTTACTTGTATTTTTCAAATGCGTAGCTCGCATCTTACTGCGTAGTTTGCTACTATAACAGCACGTTTAGCGCTATGTTACGCGCGATCCTTTGTGATAAGTAAAACACCGTTTGTTTACGTAAAACACGTCTGTACTTCGATATAGTACCCACCAGTTGGACGACTGGCGCTTAGTGCTGCGTTACGCACGATCCTTTGCAATAAGCAAATTGCAGCCATACCGGCACGTAAGCCCTGATTCGTCCAAGAGGTGGAGATCAGAAGTTTTACTTTTCTACAAAGAATCCAAAACATACGCAATGCCTTAAAA